GAGGAAGACTCGAAGTCGTAGTAGTTGTTTCTTGAACTGTCGTAGTAGTCGGGTTGGTGACAGGGACAGTCGTTGACGGGACAGTAGTAGTAGAGGTCGTCGTCGTTGTTGTGGATGAGGTTGAAGATACCCATTCACCCAAGCCTAATGTCAACCCTGTAATCGTGAGGTTCCCTGGTTGGCAGCATGAGTCAGTTGAGAACTGTCGGAACGCAAACACATCACCAGGCTGAACAGGAATGATCGCTGATCCGGTTGCGTTGTTCTGATTCGTCAGCTGTGTAACAACACCATTGAGAACAATCTGTGGAGGGTCATACCACCAACCATCATTCGTTTGATATTGCCATTGGAAACCGAGTTGAGTTGTTTCCTCTGGGATGATGGCCTCAAGTTTCACCCAATTCGACTTCCCAGCACACGTCCCACCATCAGCACCGGTCAGCCTAAACCCACCGTCAACCGGCACAACCGTTCCACCCTCATTGGCGAGGCAAGACTTAGAGAACTCCCAAACCCCAAACCCGTCAGCCTTCGCAGACGATGATGTGACTAGGAAACCGAAGAACGCTGGGATGAAAACTAGATAGCGGGAGACTCGACCCAAACCTGATTTGCTTCGTCCCACAGATACTTCTTCCCATCCGCAGGGCGTTCAATCGGTGCTTGCCAATCATAGTTTGAATCAAGAGACCAAGAATCAAACGGCTTAGGTGCGATGAAAACATCAGCAGTTTGGTTATACGTGCAACCAATGCTTGCATACTGTTTGCGAATGTTGTGATTATATGAAGTGCGTTTGCACACTTGTCCTCGGAAGTTCCCGTACCATTCTTCAGGCGACAAGCCTTCAATCAACTCAGTCTCATCAACACCAACAATCACTTCAGTTACAATGTTGTTCTCGTCAAGAAATGCGTAGTGCGCCATTATGCCCAACTCACGTTCCCTGTACCGGCAGTAATTGTTGTTACCTTAAACCCGCCAGATGGAGCAGGAGTTGAACCAGTTAGACCTGCACCGATAGTGATTGTGAAGTTGTCAGGGTATTTCAAAATCACAACACCTGATCCACCAGCGTTCGCAGCCGTTGAAGGGTTACCACGTGAGGAACCACCACCACCACCCGTGTTGGCTGTACCAGGAGTTCCCAAACCAACAGCACTACCACCGCCACCAGTACCACCTGATCCACCAGTACCGTTATATGAACCACCGCCACCACCACCAGCGTAAGTTACTGAAGTACCAGTTATTGAACTAGCAGTACCGTTGCCACCATTACCGCCATTCACACCAGCATTACCTCCAACAGCTGAAGCACCGCCACCACCACCACCAGCACCGATGCTTGCGTTTGAACCCGTTCCACCAGTTGAACCTTGAGCTGGTGAAGTTGTAGGAGATGAGGTTCCACCTGTTCCAGTTCCTCCAGGCCAACCAGCACCACCACCACCAGAACCGCCAGAAGCACCGTTGGTCAATGGAGGTGTACTACCACCGCTAAAGGTTGCACCGCCACCACCACCGGTTGAAGTGGTAGTTGAAAATACGCTGTCGGTTCCTTTGCCTCCACCGTGAAAACCTGCTGCACCACCAGCACCACCGCCACCGACAGTCACCGTGTAGTTCGTGGATGGTGCCAATGTGCTTGATGATGTTCGATAGCCACCTGCACCGCCACCACCACCACCGTCAGTTGAACCACCGCCACCGCCACCAGCGATGACAAGAAACTCAACTAGTAAATCTGCTCCTGCTCCCACTCCTGCCAAGATTTGCATGGCGTTATGCGCTTACGTTGCCGACCATAATCCAAGCGTCGGTATCCCACTTGAGTACGGTACAAACAGCATATTGAGTTGTGAGTTTAAGTTTGCTTCCAGCAGAACGGATAACAGCTGTACCACCAGCAACGAAGGTTGCTGTTCCGGTACCAAGCAACATGAAGTTCAGTTGGTCACCGATAGCGAACGCTGTGGTGGCGTTCGCTGGGATAGTGATGGTTTGCGCAGCTGAGTTATTGAGTGTCGTCAACTGGCCTACCTGAGCGGTGCCAGGTGTGTAGGCCGTACCGGTTTGAGCGTTAACAGTTATGAGGCTGTTTGACAACGCTGACATTGATGCTGCGGTGAGGGTATCCCCTGGTGAGAATGTTGGACGTACTGCCATAATGCTCCTATGTTAGCCGATTGAAGTTTACGCTAGACCCTTAGTGTCATCATTCAGTTCATCGGTGTCAAGGATGAAGTATGTGTAGATGCGGGTTGGGTTGGGGTAGAGGGTGACGATGTGACGGTCTGGGGTGATGTCATGACTGATGCCTTCGAGTGCCATGATTTGTGTGACTGTTGATGGGGTTGAGTTCGGGAACGATTTGGTAACCGATAGTTGTGAGCCGATGTCGAGCGAGCTGATGGTGGTTCGTTGTGCATCGGTCAGGCCATTCATGATGACTTGGATATTGCCGAACCAGAACGCAGGTACAGGACGGGTCAGGTAGCCTGCGAGGTCTCCGGCATCGTCCAAGGTTTCTAGCAAGGTGACGACGAGTGGTGTTTCTTGTACACCGAACTCAGCTACGGATTCAGCAACTACAGCTTGAGCGTATTCAATGGTTGGTTGAAGGTTGTCTGCTGTTGGGATTGGTGGGGCAATAGCGACGTTCACCGTGTTGACTACGGATGGGTTGGTTGGGGTGAAGTCGTTGGGGCGTGACGAGTTTTCTTTAGCGAAATAGTCCGCTAGTTCTGCTTCAAGTTGAGCAGAGAAGAGAGTGAGGTCAACTTGCCAGGAGAATGAGCCGAATGACATATCAGTTATTCACAATGTCAAAGGTGGTGTATGGGATTGCGGTGCCACCGGCATCAGATAGGTAGCCGTTGATCGCTTGTAGTTTGCCGAGAAGCCGTCTGTCGAAGTGGAAGTTTCCTGCACCATCGACCCAGATACGGCCTTGCTCTGAGTTGTTGACACGCATCAGATATTCCATAACTGATGACGAAGCATCAATCGGGGCGTTACCCAAGTTCGCTACACCTTCTTCCAGCACCCGTTGACCTGGTTTACCAAACGCATTCACCGAAGTCAGTACCTTGTCAATACGCAAATCAGAGCGTTCTGGCACTACCGACCCAGCAGCGACCTTGGTGTTGTTGAGTCTGAACAACTCATCAGAACAGTTCACAGTTACCAATGATCTACTTGGGTTCTCGATGCGCTGGTCATATTGGGTGATGATGCCGGTGAATAGATAGGTGCCGTTACGGCTGATTCGTACACCAGAGTTCAGCTCAAAACCCAACCGTCCCTTAGCCGTGTTCCAATAAGGCGAACCCTCATTCACCAGGCTGAACCGATAATCCGAATCCTCAATCTGCAACGTCGCAGTCGAAGGCTGACCAGTAGGGTCACGGAACCTGTTCTGCCTGCCACGATTGATAGACACCTGCTTCACATAAGCAGTCACATCCTGCCAGTCCGTAGTCCCCTCCAACACATACACGCTTTGGTCAAGCACCCCAGACAATGCGTTATCCAGCACGAACGCATTAGTTGACGCACCATAATCCATCTCCACCGTATAGGTGCCACAGTTAGGAATCGCAACAGCCATCGTGCTACTTCGTCACTACAGGAACTTTGCCAACACTCCGATTGTATTGTTGCAACGCCTCAACCACCTTCTGAGGCAAACCCTGCTCCGCAATCGCAGCATTGATATTGATCTGATAAGTATCATTCGGACGCAACGAGAACCCACCTCCAGCCGTCACCGGCACCTGACTCGTCACCCCAGCCATCGGATTAGGCATCCCACCCAACACCTTCGGATACTTAGCAATCAAATCAGCTGTCGCCTTCAACGACTCATTCAACTTGTCCTGGGCTTCACGCTCACGATCAATCGCATCAGCCAACGCCTCAGCAGCAGCCATCTGACGCTCCTTGGCCTCAGTCACATCCTTCAACGCCTCGTCATAAACCATTGAACCGATAGTCGCACCAAAGATAGTTTCATTCAGAATCGTCTGCTGGTCATTCAAATCCTTAGTCGAATCAATCTGAGAATCCGTAGCATCAGCAACACTCAACTTCGCATCAGCAAGATTCAACTCTGCTCGACGAATATCCATCGGAGAAGACTCAGGGTCTTTACGAACCTCAGCAAGATTCTTCTCAGCATCAGCCACCGAATAGATAGCCTCCTCAACAGCCATCGTCGCCCGCTCCTGCGCACGTTGCGCCCTAGCCAACTCAACCTGAGCTGCCTTAGCCTCAGGGCTATCAGCACCAAAGCCCCTTGAGATTTGATTCAACCTTGCCACCGCTTGAGCAACATCAAGATCAGCCTCAGCCTGAGACTTCCTAGCCCTATTAGCGGACTTCTGTGCATCAGACAACGACTTCTCGTTGCTGGTCACAGTCTTCAACGCATCACCATATTCTTTAAGTTTGTCCGTAGCCTTCTTAATCGAGTCAGCAGTTTTCTTAACTCCACCACCAAACTTCTCACTACTAGAAGCAGTCACATCAAGGGTCGCACCAAGCGACCGAGCGATGTCTGTCCATCGAGCAGACTCAGCACCAGCAGCTTTGGTCTTGCGATTGTTTTCGTTGTAGATGATGCCTAACTCTTCAACAACTTTCTTTTGCTCAGCCAAGGCAGCGTTGGCATCATCCAACTGTTTCTTGGTATCTGCTGGTGTGGAAATACGAAGTTCCGTACCAGCGATTGAGTTGATCGTCCCGAATAGAAGGTTAATTGGAAGGCTTATCAGTTGAAGCGCACGGGTCACACCATCAACAAAGTCAAAAAACTCTGCCTTCATCGCAAGTAATCTCAATTTGACCTGCGCACCGGTGTATCCCAAGTTGTCTGCAAAGGCACTCAAAGCACCTGACAAACCGCCAGTACCGAACGCATCAATCGCAGCCTGAACAGCGTTCGGAAGGTTTTGCATCACATCTTTGAACCGGTCACTATTGAGAATCGCATAACCAATAGACTCAACCGCTTCACCAATGATGATGTTCAACCGTTTCATCTGACCTTCAAAGGTTCCCGCAGCAACAGCCGAAGCACCTCCGAACTGCTTAGTCAGAACCGCTTGAGCAGCAGCGAAATCCTTAGTCTTAACAATGTTGGCATCGAGTGGAATACCAAGCTTGGTGAATGCGCCAACATTCCCATTCACGCCCTTAGCCAATGCCAAGGTAACGGTCTCAAGTTCTTTACCGGAACCAGCAGAAATATCTAATGCCAAACCAAGTAACTCTTGAGCCTTGGTTGAGTCACCAGTTGCACGGGTTAACGTGGCGATAGCAGGCCTTAACTGGTCATCGGCAATACCAGTAGCACGTTGAGTGACATCAATGTAATCCTCAACCTGGCGAATCTGGGCAGTTGTAGCACCAGTCGTCTTGACTAACTGGTCGGCTAGAAGGGCTTGAGATTTTTGATCTTCGGCTGCTGCTTGAGCTGCTTTGAACAAACCTGCTGCGATAGCACCGGTTGCAGCAGCACTAGCGATAGCGACCTGTTTGAACGATGGGACGCTCAAACCTAGTTTCTTTCCTAAGCCTCCGAGTTCGTCACCGATTCGTTTAACGCCTTTAATGGCGTTGCCTGTGTCGGAAATAAACTTAACAACGAACGTCCGCTCACCAGCCATGCGAAGATTCTACTCAATCACAGACTACCCATTCAGCAAAGCTCTGAACTCCTTCAACATCGCAGAATGTAACTCTGTGCCTGACAGGCCATCCCAACGAGAAATATCTACAGGAGCGTTCCACCAAGCCTCAGACAATACCTCTGAACCAGCACGACGCTGACGAGGTTGACGAACCTGCTTTGAGCGAGGCGACACAGGATTGATGACAGGTTCAACATCCAACCTGAACGATGAATCAAGAAACTCGCCATGACCCTCATGGAACTCGAACGGCTGATCGGGTGCGTGTTGAGGTAGATAGAAAATACGTGCAGGGTCTTTAGTCTGAGGGTCACCAACCAACCCAATACGGTCATGCAACTCAGCCCACACAGCCCGCCACAACGACGCAGGTACCTTCTCCGCTAATGGCAAAACAAGGTGATAGTGAGGATCGTCTAGACGATGCGAATAGGTGGAATACGCAAACCATTCCAAACCGTCAAGACGTGCATGGTCAAACGCTTCACCGTCCATGTCCACAACCAACGCCTCAACAAACCTGACATTACGGTTGCCTCTGGTAGTGCCAGCGTCATACTCAACCGGAGACCACAACGCACCCGCAGCCTTGACAGCGTTCTCCTCATGAAGAGACAACATCTCTTTGAGTTGTTCCCAGGATGAAGCCAACGGCTTCGGATAAATCGACTTCACATTCCTAAACAGAACTGCCATAACCCCTCCTACCTAGAGGGTACAGGAAACTAGCCCGATGTCAAGCATTAGTCCCTAATGAAGACCATGCCCTTATCGGTCATGTTCCATACGCCACCAGCCTCAGCCCTAGCCTTCAACGCTGTAGCTCTATCATCAGCCAACTTCGCTAGAACCTTATCAATCGCACCCAAGTATTCCTTGGCGATATTTTCCTTTTCCTTACGAACGGTCTGCCAGAAGAAATAACCTGATCTGCCACGATGACGCAAGAACTGGCGAGTCCTAGGTCTAGCCTGACCACCAAACTCAGCACCAAAGAACACATCACCCCTAGTCACCTTTTGCTTGCGTTTCCTGTTTGGGTTTGATTTAGATACGAACGCAGACTTCTCACTCAATTTTACGGTAGGGATACGGTCACGTCGAGCCTTCATCCCCTTCATAACCTCTACGGCCTGCCTATTCCGAGTAACCGTTGACGCTTCGATCTTGGCTTTGTTAACCAAGTTCTGAGCTACTTCCTGTGCAGCCTTACGCATCTCATTATTGAAATTGGCATCCGCTCTTGAAGCGTCACGAAGGAACTTTGCAATACCATCAATTTGAATCGCATCGTTGCCACCAAGAATGGTGACTTGTCCTGCTCTACCAAACGCTTCAGCCATAACAACAGACTACTTGTTTAGATGAATTGCTCTCCAACGCAAATAAGCAAACATCGTGAACAACATTCGAGGGTCTTCTGCCAGCAACACCGAAGGAGCGATACCTGTCTCAACAGACAGGTACGCAATCATCCAATGGGCTGACTGATCTCCAAAGGGACGATCACAGCGTCAGCTTGATTCCCTAACTCCAACGACTCAACATCGTTAATCCATGAATCAAAATCCAAACCCGTCTTCTTCTGACGATGCTCTGAATGCCACGCAATATATGCAAGGTCAGTCAAAGTTAGTTCTGCTTCAAACTTCGCAACACTCTTGCTGAACTTCTTTTCAAACGCAATAAAGTCTGGAAAGGTTGCCATGACAATCCGCTTGGACGAATCCAAAGCAGAAGTTATTTCCAACGCTATTTTCATTTTTCCTCCGCAGGGTTAAAGGTTAAAACTTATGCGCCAGAACCGGTCTTAGTTACAGCACCATCGATTGGATAGGTAACCGATGCGGTAGCAAGATCGCCAACAGCACCAGCAACAGGAGTCCAAGTCAAAGGAAGCACATTGAATGCGTATTGCGGATTGCTTGAAGAAGCAGCACCAGTTCCGTTTGGCTTAACTGTCATAGGTACAGCAGTACCCGCAGCCCAAGCATCGTAGAACAACTTCTCAATCGTTGGATAGTCCTGATGCAAATCAAGTGTGATTGAGTTGTCTTGAAGGCCTGCGATGCGTGTTGTCGCACCGGATGAACCGAACGAAGTTGTAGCAACTTCAGCCTTTGACAAATTGAGCGTTACCGATGCAACGTATGAAGTGATATCGGTGTTAGCTGTGCCGAAGGTGACCGCTACGTTTGTGAGAACTTGCTTTGCCATATTGGATACTCCTGCCTTCCGGCACTCGAAGATTTACTATTGAAACTCTACACGCTCGCAGGATTGCGTATCAACTAAGCGTACACCACCACACGGAAGTCAACCATCAGATAGGTCGCATCGTTGCCGTCCATCGTGGAGATATTGGACGCAGACTCAACCAACAGGTTCTGCACCACCCCATCCAAAGTGCGGTCAGCTTCCAACGCGGCACGAACCGAAGTTGTGCCGTCATACGACAGGAACCCATCCAAAGCCGTCTGAGCGGAACGCTCCGCAGACCTACCAACAACCACAGACACATTGAAAATGTGGGTCACCAACCCGCCACGCATCGCCCCGTTGTAAGTAATTGATTCCAACATAGGCCAAGCGAACGGGGCGTTCACATTGTCAGGTTGCTGGGCGTAAGCCCGCAAACCCTGAATCGTGGTCAAAGCGTTAGCGATACCAGTTTTGATATCGGTGACAGAGTAACTCACGCAAAAATCCGCATACGACGATACGGCTCAACCAACTGAGCCATATCAGGGTCAAGGAATCGAGACACACGAATAGCACCCAAGTCACCAAACCCAGCCACACCAAGAGGCGAGTCATAGCGTTTGAAGATGCGTGAAGCCTGAATGATCGTTGCCTGGGTGATTGGCTCCGGCACAGAAGGCCAACCGAACACAGCGGTCACCTGAACCAAAGCCTGCTCACCATAGTTTGCGTTAACTGTTGGGAACAGATAATCGCCAACAGCACGAATCTTGTCGTAACTCCAAGTCAACCCGTCAAGGTTTCCGTTCAACGGTTCCAACTGGTAATCCGAACGACTCCATTGCAAATCAAAAGTTCCGTCAGCCTGAGTAGAAGTTTTCAACGTCAACGCTGTCCCAGCAATGTCATCAATGGAACAGTAGAACGAATCCTCTGCCTGATAGACACGTGCTTCTGCTGTGCCTGTCTGCCAGAAACGACGATTGCAATAACCATCAATCAAACGCGACGCTGCACCAATACAGTTGTCAATCAAATCATCATCAAGGGTGTCGCCAACCCCGATGCGTAGAGCTGCCTTAACCTGATTGCGTGTGGCGTAGCCTTGGTTAATCGTCATGGTGTCCTGATTCTAGTTGATTGACGCAGTACCCCGATACTGCACACCCTCAAGGCTGTAGTTCACAAACGGATTCAACGAATACACCTGACACGAATACACATCCCACAACCGTTGCTTCATGTCCCGAAGATGTTGCTCATACAAAGCCCAATGCGTATCGCCAGCAACATAACCATCAACCCTGTCCTTACCACCCAACTGACCACAATCAGCCCCAACCAACACAATGAACTTCGCCCCCATATAAGCCGCCAAGTGCATCGCCCCATGAATGCTCGAAGACCCAATAGTCAACTGGTCACACTCAACAGGCCAATCCTTGTCATGTGGGTTGAACGACGTACCTGGTCTTCCGGTGCGAGTACCGAACGTCACAATCTTTGGCATGAACCCTAGGAACTCTGCATCAGTCCCATGTTCTTTCAACGGGGTAAAGACTGCGATGCACTCATCACGTTGAGCCTCCTGAACAGAGTCGGAGTGATAATGGCTGAAACAGTAATAGTTTTTCATCCCGAAAACTGACCCAGAGAAATTAACTGCAACACTCAGTTTGTCGTCAAAGAAATCTGGTGACAGATAGTCGAGCGTCGCACCTGACCCGATGACATAAATTGTTTCGCCCTCATGCAAAAGGTTGTAGTCCTCTAATCCCATCCCAATTCCCTTCGCCGTGTCAAATCCCAATGACCCGCATCAGGCAAACCTGACTGCCATCGCATCGCATGAAGCGCAGCATTCGATGCGAAGCTCTTACCGTTGCGTTCCCCTAACTCTGGTGCCGAGTTAATCGTTGAAGAATTGTCGTGACAGATTCGAGCATCAGAAGTCCAGAACGGGATATTCACCCGCTTAGCGCGTTCCTCAAAATCGTTGTCCTCAAAATATGCGGGAACATAACATTCCGAAAACAACCCAACCTTGGCAACCACCTCAGACCCAACCCACGCACAACACCAACCAGGCTGAGCCTCAGTCAACGTCACCGAATCAGGCTGGCAATCCTTGTAAAAAACTTCTAACTGTCCAGGCTCAAAGTACGCATCGGAGTTGAGCAGTATCCAACCGTCAGCATGAGGCGTTGCTTTGATGCCTAAGTTCCACGATGGCGCGACACCAAGGTTCGTTGGCATTGACCAGACGTGATAGTTCTTGACATGGCGACGGTCAATCACCCAAGGCCAATCATGCAACGTGGACTGCCCGCCGTTGTCAATGACGATGAGTGTCTCCACCGGATAGTCGATGGATTGTAGGCAACGGTCTAGTAGGTCATACCTGTTTAGGACGGGGACGATGATGACTGGCACCATGAGGTCAACTCCTTCATGATTGGCTTCCAGTAAGCGTCATAAACCTTGTCAGCCCGATACTGGTCAGCAAAGGCCACAGCCTCGTCTGACACGCCTCTAGGAGCCTCATAGGCATCAATCAGGGCATCCACGATTGATGGCACAGATGGTGTGCAGAACCAAGACTTCTGATGGCTATCCCAGAACGGCTGGATTGCCACAGCTGACCCAACGCCAACCAACTCAGGTTGTGCCGTGTAATCAGAAACGATGACCCGTGTACCGCAAGCCTGAGCCTCAATAACAGGGATACCGAAACCCTCACCCATCGAGCAGGCCAACAGCACATCCGAAGCGGTATACAACGCAGCCAACGCTTGCTGAGGGAAACCAGTCCGATACGCATACGGGTCAACAATCTTGTATTGCTCAGGCTTCACACCACACGCCTCCAGCAGATGAACAAGATTGATACCACCCATCGCACCATCACGCTCAGTATGCAAATACAGCAAAGCATCAGGACGGTTTTGAGCGAAGATAGCGAACGCCAGAATGTTCTCACCAAAAGATTTGCGTGAAGGGTTCTGACCTTTGTTCGCAGCGTTCATCATCACAACAAACCTGTCCTCATCAACTTCCATGAGCTGTCTGCCGGTGAACTCACCACGACCGTTACTCAACTTCTGTGTAGGAACAAACACATCCTCAAACGCATGAGGCGCATACATCGCATCCACACCCGCATTCTGCAACATCTCCAAACCAAACTTAGACATCGCAATCGGTTTCACATTCGGACGCTTACACCAATCAATCACAGCAGGCGGGCAAGGCGCATGATCGATAGGAACCCACGAAGCGATATTCGGAACCTGATCCAACGATGGTGACTTCAACACCCACACATCAAACAACGTCATCAACATCGCAGGAATATCACGATTTCCATTAGCCCAATCCATCCAATGCGCAACAAGCACATCATCGGAATATGGTGACATCCCTCTTGGATAAAGTTTTATCCCATTCCAAATAGAAGCCATGCCCTCAATGCCGTACATCGCATGGATTGCTACTTCGTGGTTTTTGGTGAGCCTTTGGACGACTTGCGCTGTTTGGGTTCCGTACCCTGTTGGGGCGAACGGGGCGTTCGAGTACCAGAGGATTCGTAACGATTCGGTAGAGGAAGGTCTGCTTGCTCTGGCAAGTGCGCTGCTCCCCACCGGAGCAATATCTCTGCTTCCAGGTCTGGTAACTCGACCGGAGTGTTTTTGATTATTACGAGCATTTCCCACCATTCTCTCCTTCGCAGGTCGCAGGGTATAAAAAGAAATGAGGGTAGGTCGCCCTGCGTGTTCGACCTACCCTCAAACTTACACCGATATTGCTATCGGTTGCACTACCTTCAACTTATGGTTGGAGGAGGTGCTTGATGTGTGATGTCTGTGGCAAATCGCCATCGACACGGAATGTCGCACGGAACGTGACGAGACCAGCATTGAATGCGT